TGGAAATCAGCAAAGCATTTAGACATGTTAGATGATTATTTAAGAAGATTGGTAATCCGTGATATAAAGCGGTTAATGGTAATAATGCCACCACGACATGGAAAGTCATTATTCATATCACAATATCTACCTTCCTGGTATCTTGGAAATTTTAAAGATGAAAGGATTATATTAACTTCATACGAAGCAGACTTAGCAGCAGGATTTGGAAGAAAAGTAAGAGATACAATTGAAGATATTGGAAAAGATGTATTTGGAATAAGATTGAAAGAAGATTCACAGGCAGCGAATAGGTGGGATATAGAAGGTGCAACTGGTGGAATGAATACAGCAGGTATAGGTGGACCAATAACTGGTAAAGGAGCAAATTTACTTATAATAGATGACCCAGTTAAAAATGCTCTTGAAGCAAATTCTAAGACTTATAGAGATAGAGCTTGGGAATGGTATACTTCTACTGCTTATACAAGACTTGAACCTAACGGAGTGGTTGTTTTAATAATGACACGCTGGCACGAGGATGATCTTGTAGGAAGAATATTAAATGACAAAGAAGAATCTAAAAAATGGACTGTTTTACATCTACCTGCACTTGCAGAAGAGAATGACCTTTTAGGGAGAAAGGTTGGAGAGGCTCTATGGCCAGAAAGGTATGATGAACAAAAATTACGAGAGATACAAAACACAATTGGCTCATATTGGTTCAGTGCTTTGTATCAGGGATCGCCAACACCAGCAGAAGGAAAAATATTTAAGAGGTCATTATTTAGGTATTACGAAGAAGATGAGAATTATTATATTCTTAAAACCAATACTATATCAAAAAGAGTAGAAAAAAGTAGATGTTCAATATTCCAGACTGTTGATACAGCAGCAACAGAGAAAGAAACATCTGATTACTTTGTGATAGCAACATGGGCTATTACACCTGATAGAGAATTATTATTATTAGATATCTTTAGGGAAAGAATTAATACAACGAAACATAATATAACAATAAGAAATTTATATTTAAAATGGAATCCTTTTATTATTGGAATTGAAGAAAAGACATTTGGGTTAACGATAATACAACAACTTAAATCTGAACTACCAATTAAAGCTCTTAAGGCAGATGTAGATAAAATTGCAAGAGCTTTGGTAATTGCTACTAAATACGAAAACGAATTAGTTTATCATCCAGCTCAAGCTTATTGGTTAGCAGACTATGAAAGTGAGTTATTAGAGTTTCCAAATGGAACAAACGATGACCAGGTAGATTGTGCAGGATATGCAGGTATTATGAGTGAAAATTTTGTGCCTAATAAAATTTGGGCGAGGAGGATAAACTAAATGAAGATATTTGGATTAGAAATCAATAGAAGTATCAAAACTTCTAAAATTCAGAGTATTATTACAAGTGTTCCTAATATCCCGTTTTGGACGGAGAACTATACTCAATTAGCTGAAGAAGGATATAAACAAAACGATACAGTTTATGCTTGTATTAATTATATTGCTAAATCATGTGCAGGGATAAATTGGCTTCTTTATGATGGAGAGCAGGAAATACTTATACATCCGATACTAAAGATGTTTAAGCGACCCAACCCACAAGAAGGATGGAGTTATTTTTTTCAAAAAGTAGTTAGTTATCTATTTATAGCTGGAAATGTTTATATTGAAAAAGCTGGCAACTTTAATGAAATATATTGCTTAAGACCTGATAGAGTTCAAATAGAAGCGGGTGATTCTATACAACCTATTAAAAGATATGTGTATAGTATTGGCGGACAAAAAATATATTTTAAGCCAGAAGAAATCCTACATTTAAAATTATTTAATCCATTAAACGATTGGTATGGACTTAGCCCAATACAGGTTGCTGGAATGTCAATTGACCAAAATACATTAGCTAAAAAATGGAATTCTTCATTATTGAAGAATTCAGGAAGACCATCAGCTATAATTACTCCAAAGGAAGGTAATATTGGTGAAAAAGGTATTCTACAAATACAAGAAACATTTAAAGAAGAAACTGGATATGAGCATGCTGGAATTATTAGAGTATTAGATAACTCTTTAAACTATCAGCAAATAGGTTTATCGCCGATGGATATGGATTGGGCAAATATCTTAAAAAGTTCTAACAAACAAATAGCTATTGATTTTCACATACCGCCAGAATTAATAGGCGACTCAGAAAATAAGACATATTCTAATTATCAAGAAGCAAGAAAATCATTTTATACGGAAACAATATTACCATTGATGGATTATTTTAAAGATGAATTTAATAACTGGATTTTTAAAGATAAAGAAAATCTTCATTTAGAATATAATTCTGATGAAATTGAAGCTCTTCAGGAAGATAGGCAATTATTATGGCAAAGAGGCAAAGATGGTGTAAATTCTGGAATCATAACTCCTAATGAAGCAAGAGAATTTCTGGGCTATACAACTGTTAAAGGTGCTAATGATTTATTAATGCCATCTAATCTTTTGCCTTATACATCAGTTCCTGAAATGTCTGAAGGACTTGAAAGTGAAACAAATGGAACAGAAAAGGAAGGTTGAATATTATTTAAATCGAGAAAGAGAAAGAAAGAAATATTTCCAAAAACTTTATAAAGAATTATTTTCATACTTTACAAATTTTTATGAAAGAGTTACGAAATTAATAGATTCAAGTAACTTTGATGCTGAAGCAAATTTAATCTCAAAGATGCAGGAAGTTAAATTAAAGAAAATATTATTAACAAATTATAAGGATATTATTGAATACTTTAGTAATGCAACAATGAGAGAATTAACAGGCAAGAAGCAAATGTCTTTTGATGTATGGACTGGATTATATTTAGCTACTTTAGAAATGAGAGCAGGTAATAAGATAACAGGAATAAATGATACTGTATTAGCATTTATTAGACGGGAACTTGCAAGAGGAGCTTTAGAGGGTGAAAGTATTCACGAAATATCTCAAAGATTAATAGATTCAAAGATAGGATTTACAAGAGGTAGAGCAATATGTGTTGCCAGGACTGAAGTAATAGGAACTTCTAATGGAGCATCTTTTGAAACTGCAAGATTTGTTGATAATACTTTAAAAAAGGTTTGGATAACTACTATTGATGGTAGAGAAAGGCCGTGGCATGCTGATGCTGATGGACAGACAGTTGGAATTAATGAGAAGTTTATAGTAAATGGTGAGCAATTGGATTATCCAGGAGACCCTAATGGCTTTCCTGAAAATGTTATCAATTGCCGTTGTGCTGTTGCATATGAAAGCTAATTTAAAATATATATAGCTTCTATCCTGGTTAAGTTACCCGTTTTAACTTTATAACCTTTATAGGTATATTCATCTTTTTCTCTACCTTGAATTTTTTCACCTAATTTACCATATTTATTTATTACCCATTGAGGCTGATTAGGTATTTCGGGGTGGAAAATAGCTAATATTTCTATATGACCTTCTGGTAGATTATAAAATTTACCCTCAATTTTACCATCTTTTATTGATAGGATTTCATTTACATGATAATCTTGACCTGTAATTTGTAATCTAATAAGTGCACCATTTTCTAAGTTTGTGGTTATTTTATAAAGAAGTGTAGTTTGTTGGTACCTTACACAATTTAAATTTAGGATAATATTATTATTTCCTGCACAAGCGGTAAGAATAAGTAAATAAACCAAAGAGAGAGTTAAAATAATTCTTTTCATTAAATCCTCCTTTTTTCTTTAAATTATAGTATTTAAGCCAAAAAATTCAAGAGAGAACTTTTCATTTTTCAAATTATCTATTAATTAGAACTCTTTTTTTAGAGAGGTGCAAATGGAATATAAAGATTTTAAAATGGAAATAAAGTCTATTGATGAACAAGGTATCTTTGAAGGTTATGCTTCTGTTTTTGGTGTCAAGGATGCCTATAACGATGTAGTAGAAAGAGGAGCATTTCAAAGAACTATAGACCACTCTAAGGGGAAAGTTCCAATATTTTTTAATCATGAAAAAGAAATTGGTATGACTTTAGAAATGCATGAGGACCAATACGGCCTCTGGAATAAAGGACAGTTATTTATCAGTGATGATTCTAAACAGGAACTTTCAGACGCTCGAGATGCTTACATTATTATGAAACGAAAAAAAGAGCTTGGAGTTAAGCAACCACAATCATTCGGTTATAGTGCTATTAAGTATGACTATGATTCAGAAGGAACAAGAAGATTAAAAGAAGTAAAATTGTATGAAGTCTCTCTTGCGACTATTCCTGCAAACGAATTAGCTGTGGTAAATGAGGTAAAAGCGAACACTATAAAAACATGGACTGTAGAATCTGCTAAAAAATGGCTTGAAGAACATGATTTTAAGACTGGAGATATGGACGAGATTGAGATTGAAGGAGTGATTAGAATTTTAAGTGACCTTCTTGAACAATCACGAGCAAATAGAAGAACTCGTGAGTCAGACTCAGGAAAATCCTACTCTGACCAGGAACTCGTCAATATATTAAAGCTTAATAACGACAATCTTATTAAGTTTATTAAAAATTACAACTTAAGGAGGTAAAGATGGAAGAAGTTGAAATTAAAGATTTGA